AGTAGATGACACTTTAGTACCTTTAAATAAGGAAGGCAAAGGACAACAATATTTTGTAAAAGAATTTAATAAAGGAAATTTATTTGATCCTATCCAGATAGGAGATCATGTTTTTTACAGATACAAACATTAATCTGTAACTAAATTCCAGCTACCCGGTATGCCACTGGCACTGGATTCTGCAACCAAAAACAGCCACCCTCAATTAAGAGGCACTGTAAAAGGAGGTAACTATGGCAAAGAAAAAGACTAACAAACACAACAAGGCAAGCATTCTTGAAAATGATCCTCGTGCAAATATGTACCAAGGAAAAGATAGAGAATTAACAAATGATGATGAAGAAACTGAAGTAACTGAGGACACTGATGTCAAGGCCAAGGCAGAAGCTACTCCTGAAGTAGAAGGTTTTATGGATACGAATAATGCAAGTGCTGTTCCTAATAAGGAAGAAATTCCTACTGAAAAAAGGGAAGGGCACGATTATAAGAAAAGATATGACGATCTTAAATCGTACTATGATCAGAAATTGTCTGAGTGGAAGCAGGAAAAGGAAACTTTGGAAGCACAAAGTAAAGTTGCTGAAAAACAAGTACAATATGCTCCCCCTAAGACTGATGAAGATCTAGAACAATTTAAGGACAAATATCCAGATATATACCAAGTTGTCGAAACCATTTCTCATAAAATGGCTTCAAAGCAAGTAGAAGATTTACAATCTGAAATAGGTCGTATTTCTGAACGTGAACAGAAGTTAAAAGTTCAATCTGCTTATAAACAACTTTTGCACAACCATCCTGATTTTGATGATATCAAAACTTCACCTGAGTTTTTACAATGGCTTGAAGAACAACCTACTAGTATTTCTGAGGGTATTACTAAAAATAATACCGATCCTGTTTGGGCAAGTAGGGCTGTTGATTTATATAAAGTGGATGTTGGAATAGACAGGAAAAGGAAATCAACCAAATCAAGTGATGCTGCTAAGGCAGTTACTAAGGCTACTAGCCGAGATGTAAATGTTGGACAGAATAACAAGACATGGAAGATTTCAGAGATTCAAAAACTCAAACCTTGGGATTTTGAAAAACTTGAGCCAGAGATTGATCAGGCTATGAAGGAAGGCAGGGTTGATCTTGAGGCATAACTTAAACTAGGGAGGACTATAGTATGGCTACTATGGCAAGAGCTGGTGGTTATAATAACCTTGCAAAAGGTAATTGGGCACCAGCCATATACAGTCAAAAGGTTCTCAAATATTTCCGTAGAGCATCGGTTGCAGAAGCTATTACGAATACCGATTATACTGGAGAGATTGAGAATTTTGGTGATACTGTAAACATACTGAAAGAACCTACCATTACTGTGGCTTCTTATGCTCGTGGCACAACCGTGAATACACAAGAACTTACTGATGATCAAATTCAATTGACTATTGATCAAGGTAATTACTTTGCATTTAAGGTTGATGACATAGAGGAAAGACAAGCTCATGTAAATTGGGAAGCTCTTTCAACTTCAGCAGGTGCATATACTTTGAAAAAAGCTTATGATTATAACGTGCTGAAAGTAATTGCTGATAACGCAGCTACCAGTGCAACTGCTCTGGGTGCTGCTGGATCTTCAATAACATGCAACACCGGTAACTTATGTGCTAATTATCTTAGCACTTGTTCCCGTGTCTTAGATGAAAATGACGTACCAAATGAAAATCGTTGGTTTGTTGCTCCTCCTCAATTCTTTGAAAAAATGAGACAAGCAGATGCTAAACTCATGGATTCATCTGTAATTGGGGGTTCCTCTGTATTAACTAATGGATTAATAACAGATAAAACTGTACATGGATTTAAATTGTACCAGTCTAATGTTCTAACAGTTGGAACTGCAGGAACAGCAGCATCTCATACGTTTGGACCGTCAACTAACTCAGGAGAATGTGATATTATGTTTGGACATATGTCTGCAGTAGCAACTGCTTCACATATTGCCAAAACTGAAGTAATACGTGATCCTGACAGCTTTGCAGACGTAGTACGTGGCTTACACGTATTTGGTCGTAAAGTACTTAGAGGATCTGGTAGTGGATACAAAGGTGTATTCACAGGTGTTCCAGATCTTGATTCATAATTGGAGGAATGATTTATGGCAACATGGACCGTAACAGGTGGTGGGTCAACTGGTCATTCGGCCAATGCACCTACCGTTAAAGTTTATAGTGAAATCGTAGACTTTAGCGAATTTACAACAGCAGGAACTGATGTCGTGGAAGTGATAGAATTACCTGCTAATTCACTAGTTCTATATGCAGG